ACAACACGTGACACAACAGCGCTAGTCGCACAATCTGAATACAATGAGGGAGGTATTATATCACGCCCACTTACTGCTCTGTCTAACATTGCAAGTGCTGCGGGCTATATGCCTTCATACAAACCATTTGCAATGGCAGCCTCATCAATTTTAGGAGTGTCTGCTGAAATAGCAAAAGTATTCGGATATTCTAGACCACCAGATATATCTTCACCAGTGCGTTACACACCAAAACCGTGTTTCAATCTATCGCATTATGATGTGATGGATAAAACGACGAAATTGTCACTTGATTCGAAACAAGAATTGTCGATTGATCCGAGAATTTCTGGTTTGGGGCCTGAAGACCCTCTTACTATTGATTCTCTGGTGACACGACAAAACTATATTCGATCAATTAACTGGACGACATCTCAACAGTCAGGGACTATAGTTGAAGGCCTTTTAGTTTGGCCCTATCACTATGTTGTTAATTCAACAGCCCTAAATAATGTCCTCCCGTCGTATGCCCTACCAGTACTTGAGGCTAAGTATTGGCAAGGTGATATGGTTTTGCGAGTCGAAGTAGCGTGTAGCAACTTTCACAAAGGCAGACTACTGATAATGTACGACCCGGCAGCAACTAGTCCAGGAGCTATTACTCCAGAAACTAATGTTGCCTATTCTTACATATTAGATATTGCAGCTGAAAAAGATGTTACCATTGAGATACCGTGGTCGCAGCCATCGGCTTTTGGCCATCGAGCTATTGACTACCCTTTGGATAACACACCAGGAACCACTCAAGCATCAGCTACATCTGGTGCAGACAACGGAGCAGTTGCAGTTTTCGTTTTAAACGAATTAACAGCTCCAGGCGCTTCCACAGCTCCAGTTGAGATTAATTTCTATGTCTCCTGGAAGCCTGGTTTCAAGATTGCCGGTCCCATTGCTACATATGATCAAGTAGGTTTCGATGCATTAAGTGTCGGACTCTTACCCAATCTGGCCAACGTGCCAGCTTTGGATGCGCAGGCTGAGCAAGTTGAAGCCGATGCAGCAAAAGTAGATCACGATCCGACGAATGAGCAGATCGATTTTACAGCAGGGACCATAGCACCAGAAAATATGGAAATGCTAGTTTATGGTGGTGAGGATATACGAACAATGCGCGCTTTTATGAAGAGGCCCAATTTACTTAGAATTTGGCCCGTGCCCGTTGCTTCAGGTTTCACATTGTACGTGGATGAAGTATTGATGCCTAGAGCACGAGGGTATTATTCAAACCCAGGCTGGGCCAATGGCTTCGAGTACAATCGCAATAGTTTCTTAACGCTCGGAAGGTATGCTTATGCAGGCTTCCGTGGAGGTATACGGTATAAGATGTACACGCCCACTAAAGGCGTAGACGTTGCATACGCTTTCTCCAAAAGCGATAAAGCATATAACTTAACTGCCTACACGATCACACATAATTTTGGTCCAGGTAATTCTAGTGGTGATGGTTTGATAGAATCAAGATCCTTAGTTAGAAATCTTGATATCTTATCAAATACGCCTCGAGAGATGCAATATTCCAATCAGACTCCAGCAGTGGAGGCGGAATTTCCATTTTATTCTCGAATGCGTTTCAAGCCAACCTCTGCTCAAGATTATGATGAGAGGTTCCCAGATAACCCAGAAGAACCAGGTAAAGTTACTTATATGCGCGTTAACGAATCAGCGACAAACTCTGTAGCAAGAGAGTTCGTATCCGCAGGTGAGGATTTTCAGTTGTATTTCTTCACAGGTTTGCCTCCTGTGGTGAAGTATACAGATCCATTTACCGCTTAGGATTGTTATTCGTCATTTTTAGATATAACACCTAACAAACAAC